TGTACAAAATATGGATGGGGCTTGTATGAGTAAATTTAAAGATTGGGTGTATGACGAGACAGTAGAGGATAAACCACAAGATTTTGGTACTAAAGTATATAATGAATTGTTAGATATTTATGAAGAACCAGAATACAAGAATGGTATAATGGTAGGCAAACCTGTGTGCGTAATGGTTAATGTTTATGATGCTAAAAAGAAAGCTGTAGATAAATACTATGACCAGGAGTTTGAAGGAAACCATGTAGTAGCTGCAGAAGCTAAAAAAGAATCACGTTATTATGAAGGATTCTTGGATAGTACAGAGTGCCCCAAGTACCCAGGATTTTAATGGACATAGATAATGTTCCAATGGTTCGTGTAACGTGGCTGGATGCCCGGGATAGTCAAACTGGGTGGATGGATATTAAAAAAGTCATTAACTGTCCTTTGGCAACTTGCCAGGAGGTTGGGTGGATGGTAGTTAATAATTCAGAAAAGATAGTTATTATGCGTTCATTTGCCGTGGATCCAGAAGATAAAGAAGACATCGCAGGTGGTGGTGCAATTGCAATTCCTAAAACTTGGGTAGCACGAATAGAATATTTAAAGGTGGATCATGCAGACATACGAAATTAACTTATGGGAAGATAAGAAAATTATTGAGAAGGTCATCAAACAATTTAAGGATGAGGAAGAAGCAAGACAATACATAGAAGATAATTTTGATACTACACCAGAACCAAAGTACCCACAACTAGACCCACAGCGTGGTTATGTGCGGTCTAAGGCTGCTAATCATATAATTACTTGGTCTAAAATTCATACATACGAAAGGAAGAGATCTCCTAAAAGAATAGAATGGACGGAGAAAGAAAAAGAGCTACAGGAAACATTGGAGAAATCTATAACCAAAGAAACAATAGACGAATGGGGTAAAGCAGAGATGATGCGGCATGTGAGCAAGAACTATGGACCTAACCCGGATGCGAAAGGATATAATGACAGTAAATAAAGGTATTGGCAAAGGTATTACGAGTAAGTTTGGTTTAACTAAAAAGCAAGCTAAGTTTCTTGAGGTATTACGGGGGTTTATTAAGCAAAATGGCTATTCACCCTCATTTGAAGAGATGAAACAATTAAATGGCATGAAGTCTAAAGATAACGTATACCAGTATGTCAATAACCTTAAAAAGCGCGGATACGTTGACTTTCAGAAGTATTTAAAGCGTACAGTGGTTGTTCTATGAAGAGTATTGTATTACGGCGCTGGTTGCTAAAAAGTTTTTTCTTTTTTTCTAAAGTAGATTCTAGCCAATACCGTAATACCTTTTGCCATTTATTAAGCGCTATAAGGGATACAGAGTATTACGGAGGTATTACGAGTCCATGGAATATAGAAGAAAAAAAGAGTTTTGGAGTATAGAATGAGTGAAAAAGACAGTATTATCAATAAGATAGATAGATTAGGAGAGAAGGTTGCCCGTAATACCATCCGTAATACCAGGGATATGGCTTTAAAGTACCCAAGAGGCGAAGATGGGTTGACTGATAGGCAAAGGATATTTGTTAATTTGTTTGTAGAAAATGAAGGTAGGCTTACACCTACAGAGTGTGCAAGGCAGTCTGGTTATAAGCCAGAGAGAGCAGCTGTCACTGCTTCTGAACTTTTGAATGCAAAGAAGTACCCTAAGGTATTTAGCGCGGTTGCTAAACGTAGGGAAGAAATAGTAAAAACTCATAAAGTAGAAATGGATAAACATGTGCAAGAATTGGCAAGATTACGTGAGACTGCACTTACTGCTAAGTCTTATAGTGCTGCAGTTAACGCTGAACGGTTGCGTGGCCAAGCGGCCGGATTGTACATTGACCGCAAAGAAATTAGGACAGGAAGTATTGATTCAATGTCGCGTGATGAAGTATTAAAACAATTAAGTGACTTAGGACTAGATGGTAAATTTAGAAAAGAAGATAATAAAACTATCCTTTCGGTCGAAGAGAAATCCGATAGCGAAGGAATTAAGGACATCACCCCAGTACAAACAAAAAGTAGTAAAAGACAAAACAAAGTATGACCGTAAAACCAGAAACCAGCTTTTGGAAGACTGTAAAGATATACTTAGAAAGTGGTGACTATCTTGTTTCACGTATTGAATCATACGTTACACCAGGATTCCCAGATTGTGTGGTATACCACAAAAATTGTGGATTCTTTACTTTAGAACTTAAAGTAATGAGGCGTAATAAAAAAGGGGACGCTAAAGTACTAGTATCTCCTCTCCAGAATGCTTTCCACGTGTCCTATTCTCGGAAAGGTGCCCCTGTATTTATCCTAATTAAGGACCCCGGGAAGGGGGTCGTAAAGCTTTTTGACGGTGCTCAAACTCCCAAACTCCGAGATTCACCCAACTTGGACCTAGGACCTTGGCCTTTGTATGAGGGCCCGCTGCCCGGGCTGGTACTCGCTGAGTTCGTAAACTCCCAAACTCCCAAACTCCCGTAATTTAACCTCCCATCTTGGACATAGCGAGATCCAGGTAGTTCAGGCACCGGGCGCCCGCGGGTTAAACTCCCAAACTCCGATAATAAACCTCCCGTCTTGGCCTATGGTCTTTTGCTGGTTTGTTGCCCGGGCGCGCAGGGACTTCCCCTGATGCGTATCTTTCTCCTCACGAAAGTTATCCACAACAAATTTTGTGAATGGGTTGTAATAGATGTGATGAGGTGTTATATAATAAGTAGAAATAGAACAAAGGAGTTCATATGGTTATAAGAGAAGACGAAGATTCAATAGTATCAAGCTTAAGTAGAATCGCTGAAGCAATAGAGGACAACACAGATATACTGAAAGGTATTAAAGCACACTATGATGGTGTAGTACCAGTCATGACACGAAATGCAAAGAGAGTAGAAGAACTACAAACAGAAGAAGAAAAAGGATTTACTGAACAGGTGAAAAGCATATTCGCTAGTTAAAACTCCCAAACTCCAGAGCATTCCTCCCCACTATATACATAGGGGAGGATTAGTTCTCGCCCGCCCGGGCGCCCGCGGGAAGTTCCCATGAACGAAACGGCAGAAATAAAGGATAAATGTCTATTGACATACAAGCATTTGCGTTGTAGTCCTGAAGATAGAATGAGAAAGGAAGGTACCTATGGACTGACTAACGTTATTAATCCCAGTAAAACTCGCTATTGTTATACTTATAATAGTAGTAGTATTGAAATCTACTTGATGACCTGCTGCGCCCGGGCTTCCAGGCAAAACACGGCGTGAGTAAAAGTTATCCACAACAAATAGAAAGAGAGGATTTACATGACACCATTTTTCTGATATAATACTAACATGTGTAGCTGGTAAAACACAGTTAAAAAAAACAGTGTATAAATAGAATGGTCACAGAAACGTAAATTCCATACCTTGCAAAAGGTCTAAGCTGAAATACTGGAAGTAGTATGTTAGTTTTATTTATATAAGAGTAAGTAATGGTTTCGTTAATGCACGTTATAATTAAAGTACACCCCATTATGAAGAGGCATGGTAGTTATATCCGTAAGTCCTCTTCAAACTCCCAAACTCCTCGTTCCAAAACTTTGAAGAAGAGTACCTTCACAGTTTGTGGCCCGGGGGCTCAGGCACTCCTCGTCGAAGTCATTAAATAGTTATCCACAATTTAATTGAAGTGGCTATATCAATAGTTATAGTTCTATGATACTCAATAGATAGAAATAGAAAGGATATAGAATGACAAAGAATGAATTTAAAGACATAGTTCAGAATGGTTTCTTCAGTTGTAAGTGGGTGAAGAATGATGGAACAGTAGGTAAGATTAAACTAGGTGTACTTGGTAAGTTAGGTTATCGCTTTACTAATGAACAACAAGTAATTGAACACCCTAATTATGTACTAGTATTTAGAATAAACAGTAGAGCAAAAGAAAACTTTAAGCGTTGGGCAAATGTAAACCCCAACACAGTCTTTGAAGTTAATAAACAAAGTTATCCACAATGAACTATATTATGTTCATATTAGCTATATCAATAGTTTGGTGGTTTGCTATAACAGTTGTATTAAACATTTAACAAAGGAGAAATAGAATGACTAATAAACCAATAGATAAATTTGCTGACAATGTAGAACAATCAATAGTTCCTGTTACATCACTTAACAACATAGATATAACACCAGTATTCAATGAGATAATAGAGTATGCCAAAGACCAAGCCGTAATGGGTGACCTTGAAGCTACTATATCATCTGTTCCATCTAAAGATAGTTTAGATTGGAAGCTGATTAGTGGCGTACTTATGAACTCAACAGTTGAATGGGTTGTTGAGAACAAAGGTGATGACTCTACTAATTCAATGGACTTGATAAGACACTTACAAAAAGATGTAGGTTATTTATTACAACGATTAGGTTTAGCTGGTTAGTCGTCAGCTATTTCTCGTGGGGTAGAACACAACATGTGGTTTCATCTACCCCACATACTAGATGTAGTGGCTGTGGATAACCTGTGGATAAGTCGCCCGGGACACCCGGTTTGTTGCGCGCCCGGGACTTAAACTCGGTTGGCCTATTCGAACCCCCTACACCCCCTATATCAAAACCCGATTTAAACTTTGGGTTTACACTGTTTGAGAGTGACAATCTGTGAAAAAAACGTTATAAAAAATTATAAAAAATTATTCATTTTGGGGAAAAAATGGCTATTTCTAGTAATTTTGATAAGTTAGATACACAAAGTTTAAAATTTCTGTTAAAAGGAGAGCTCCTAAAGCAGCAAGAAGGACGCCAACAGGACTTTATGAAGTTCGTAAAGACAGTTTGGCCTGGTTTTATTGAAGGAAAGCACCATAAAATTTACGCAGAAAAGCTAAACCGCATTGCAAGTGGGGAATTAAAGCGATTAATCGTAAATATGCCTCCAAGACACACAAAATCGGAGTTTGCTAGCCATTTGTTTCCTGCTTTTTACATGGGAAGGCATCCAAAGGCCAAGCTCATTCAAACCACACATACTGGGGAATTAGCAATACGTTTTGGACGTAAAGCTAAGAATATGATAGAATCAGAAGAATATGAAAAAGTTTTTCCTACAGTTTCCTTGGCAGCAGACTCAAAAGCTGCTGGTCGTTGGGAGTCGAATCACGGCGGTGAGTATTTTGCTGCTGGTGTTGGTGGTGCTATTACCGGTCGAGGCGCTGATCTTCTTATTATTGATGATCCTCATTCTGAGCAAGATGCGCTATCACCTCATGTACTTGATGCTCATTATGAGTGGTATACTTCTGGTCCTCGTCAGCGTCTTCAGCCTGGTGGTGCTATTGTATTAGTAATGACCCGTTGGTCTATAAAAGATTTGACGGGAAAACTTCTAGATGCACAAAGTAAAGACCCTATGTCTGATCAATGGGAAGTTGTAGAATTTCCAGCTGTCATTAATGACAAACCCATGTGGGGAAATTTTTGGAACATGGATGGTTTAATGGGAGTAAAAGCTTCCATACCTTTAACTAAATGGAATGCGCAATGGATGCAACAACCGACAAGTGAGGAAGGTGCAATCATAAAACGTGAGTGGTGGAAAACATGGGAGAAAGAAGATATACCAAAATTAGAATATGTCATACAAAGTTATGATACTGCATTTAGTGCCAAACAGACTGCCGATTATTCAGCTATAACTACATGGGGTGTATTTACGCCCGTGGACGGAGAGCGGACAGCCTTGATCCTACTGGACGCCAAGCGTGGCCGGTGGAACTTTCCGGAGTTAAAAGCCAAAGCAATGGAAGAGTATTTGTACTGGGAACCGGAAGCCGTTCTTATAGAGGCCAAGGCCAGCGGACTTCCCTTAACACATGAGTTGCAAAAATCTGGAATACCTGTTATAAATTATACGCCCTCAAGAGGAAATGATAAACATTCGAGGGTAAACAGCGTAGCCCCACTCTTTGAGTCGGGAGCGATATGGGCGCCCAAAAAAAAATTCGCTGAAGAGGTTATCGAAGAGTGTGCAGCTTTTCCTTTCGGTGATCACGACGATTACGTGGATTCTACCACGCAAGCCTTAATGAAATATAGACAAGGCTATTTTGTTACGTTAGAAAACGATTATAAAGACGAAGATAAGATACAAGTTGGAGGGAGAGACTACTACTAATGGAAACATCTAATAAACCAGGATATTACGGTAATCAAGGAAGAGAAGAAAAAACAGGTATTTTACAAAATATTAAAAAAGCTGTTAATTGGAGTACGGATGTAAGAGACAAAACATTTGATTATTATGGTGGACAAGCAAAAGATGCCTGGAACAGTTATGATAGACTTGCTAACGCTCAAACATCTAGCTTTTCAAATAAGGCCCAAAAAATAGCGATGGCCGGTCAAGACGTATTAGGGCATGGTTATAATTTAGGAAAGGAAGTTCTAGACTTATCAGGAAATGTGCTAGCAGGTTCTCTTGCTTTAGGAAATCAAGGAAAAAATGCTTTCCAAAAATATGCGCTTGGGATGGACACTGATGTAAAAGGAATGGGCCAAGCAACTAAAACAAATCTTCAGGATTACGCCTCTGGAATAGCTGATTTTTTAAAAATATCAAAATTCTTACCAAAAGGTGCGCCACGAACAGATATGTATAAAGATGGTATGTTTGCACCCGATAAATATAGCCCTCTTTCAGAAAATGGAAAGAGTACTTTCAATTCATGGAAAAATTCAACAGGATTTAATACATCAGCAAATAAATCGCGTATAGACATGATGACAGAAAAGGACATGGAATCTTTTACCCCTGAAGTAGCTTTTTCTCAATATAAAGAATGGTTAACTTCCGATGATTTCAATTCCCGTTCAAATGAAGAAAAAAATTCGATGCTTAGCGACAGGCAAAAACTTTTTGAAGCTTACTATAATGAGGCGTCTAAAGGACATAGAAATTACTATGATACTAAAAATGAATGGAAAATTGCGGGTAAAGATTATGCAGATTGGTCTTCCCAACAATACAGAAACGAAATGATAGGTAAATACGGCAAGTATGAATTAGACGGCTTCGATTTGGCTCCAAATATATCCCCTTATGAAGATATTAGTACAACAATGAGCTTGGCTAATAATGATTACATGGAGGCGTATAAAGCAGCTGGTGGCTACGGAGAAGGTGATAACCAATATCAATTAAGTAAAATTGGAGCACCTACAGAGTTTGATTATGGTATGTTTGACCGTTCGCCCGTGGTTGATGGCCCAGGTATTACAAAAAAAGACCTCATCCCCGAATACGAATACAATACAGACGAATCAGGAATATTCGCCAATAATCCTATTAATATTTTACCAGAACTATTCCTAGGAGGAAAAGCATTTACTAAAGCTGGTAAGAGATTAAATGCGTACGCTCAAAGCCTACCTCATAGTAAATATGCAAGAGAAGCTTTCCCAGGAACCCTGCAATGGGGGAATAAAGACTTTGGATTTGAAAAAACAGGTAATTTTTGGAAAGATAGAATTCCACAAGGTATAAACCAGTTTAGAAAAAAAGGTGGCCAATTTGGTATAGGTGTGTATGGAGTGGATCAACTTTTAAGTGACGATTAGTCATGAGTAAAAAAAGAGCAGTCCAAGGATTAATGTCTTTAGTTAGAAAAGATGTTAAAAGAAAAGCTGAAGTTGAATTTTTAAAAAACCATAATGTAAGTCAATCAACATTAGATAATGATTTTTTTAGAAGTAATTATCAACCATTATTGGATAATTATGAGTCTAAGATATCCAACGCTTATCAAGCTCCTCCTACACCTAAAGAAATACCAAGAAATTATAGTCTAACAAAAGCGCAAGCTGAAGATCTTGCAGGAGAACAACAAGTAGACAATTTTTTTAATTCATGGTTAAATGAAGAAAATGCTAGAGCATCAGAAGCTTTAAAGGGTCCTAATAAAAAATTTAACAGACCTTATGATGTTAACCCTAACGCAAAAAATTTAAGATACGAAAAAGATATACCAGGAGAAAGACCAAGACTTTCTCAATCTGGAAAGTACGGTAGAAAACCTAGGTCCTCGAGCCCTTACTTAGAAGCAGTATCTAGCAATACTGGAATAAGAAATGCCTATAAAACAATGGACCCTAAAAAAGAGCACAAGTTAATTAGAGCACACGCGTTAGAACAATCTGCAGTTAGAAAACTAAAAAATAACGGTTTTGATTTACCTAAAAATTTTTCTATTTATGAAATGATTCCAGAAAAACATTTAAATTATATTATGGGTGAATCATTAGAATTTGATCCAAGGTATGCGCAGTCATTATCTACCCAAAGAAGAAACAAAAAACATGAAACAATTGGAGGAGATCTAATTGTGCAATTAGTTAAAAAATATAAAGCACTAGGGTATAACTTTAAACCTAATAAAGGTGAAAAAAGAGGTGGAGAATGGATTAAAGATAAAACATTAATTCCTTCCTCTAACGAAATAAAAAAAATAAATAAAGAGATTGATAAATTAACTAAAAAATTAGATGATATAAAAATACCTACAATGTTTTACAATCCTGCTAAAAATCAAATGAAATATTATGGTAAGGGGCCAGATAATGTATCTATGGATTTAAGAAAAGATGTTATGGAAAAAGGATATTCTAAAGGTGGAGTTATTAAAAATATTCTCGGCAGCGCTACTGATATGTCTAGACGTAGTTTTTTAAAAGGCGCTGGAGCACTAGCTGTATCCACGGCCCTACCAATGCGAACTGTCACTAAAATGTTGCCAAAAGTAGCAGAACAAGCAGCAACACGTTTTGCGCCCCCTTGGGTTAAATCCATGATAAGTGTTTTAGAAAGTATGCCTCCTAGTTCAGCGCTTAAAGGACACACACTTCCTAATGGGACATTAATTAGATCCACAGGAAGAGCCACAGATGATTACCGTGGTAAAAAGCAAGAATTTGAAGTTACAAATTCAGATGGGTATAAAGTTCCTTTAAATTTATTTAAAGAAAAAGATGGTAACATACATGTAGAGTTTGATGTTCGTGACGAGTTTAAAAATAACCAACATATCTACATGGATAAAAAAACAGGACAAGTAGAAATAGTTGATGAAAATTTTTACATGACGGGCCCAGAAGATTATGCTAAAGACGACCCAATTTCATGGGATGTAACAACACCTTCACAGATGAAAGATTTTGAAAAGAAAGCGGGTATAATGACAGGTGACGGAGATGATTATCTTAAAGACTACATGTCAACACCCGAAGACGGTAGTTATTCTGACTTATTTGAAAGCTTTATTGATTCTTTCTCACCTTCTGGTAATATCTTTCATACTAAAGCAAATGCTTTAAAAGAAAAAGTAAAAAAGATTACAGAAAAAAACAATACAAAAAAGATTACAGAAAAAAACAATATAAAAAAGGAAATAAGCGAATTGGACTGGGAATCACAATTTAGAGGCGGTAATATGCACGGATATAACCACGGGGGTCTTGCTAACGCAAAGGATAAAGTTGGAATGTTCTTTAATCCTCCAAAATACGAGGAACTTGCTGCACAAGCTAATAACTGGCTGGCACTACAAGGAAATGATCAATGGGAAGGTCTGTCAAAAGATCAATCAAGACATCCCAAACTTTTAAGTTTTGATAATCCAGAATCCGGCATAAGAGCATCAATTATCAGTTTAGCGTCGCGTGCAGCAAGAACAAACAACAGCCCTAAAATTAGTCTTAATCAAATATTTTTTGGTGAAAGCCCATGGGCAGAAGATCAAGGATCTTACAGAAAATACTTTAAAGATTTAGATATTCCTACTAATACAATTTATGATATGTCTAACCGCGAAAGTGTTAACTCTTTAATTAACACACTTTCACGAATGGAAATGGGTAAAACAGATTATGAGTCTATTGATTCTGACCAAAGAAACCATATAATAAATAACGGAATTGATATGGCATATGAAAGATTGATTGATCCAGACTACACTTATTCTTCCACGTATAAAGATAAATTTAATAATGGTGGATTAGCTAGAAGACCAGAAGCTCTACCTCCTTTAAGAGGACCAGATCCTATGGGCGATGCTTTAAATAAAGCAAGAAA